GTCTGGCACTTGGGTCGGCTTGCTGAACGCGACAAGCGGTGCTCAAGTTGCCGGCAACACAATCCTTCACTTGGGCAACTACAGCAGCTACGCTCTCCCGTTAAGCGGCGGTACGTTGACTGGTAGCGCAACAATCTCCGGCAACGGCTATGGTTTGTACTTTACCGGCGGGAACAACCGTATCTATTTCAGCGGCTATCGTGCGATGGAAGGCAGCACGAACGGCGTACAGCTTCAAATCGGCGAAAATTACAGCGGGACTTATTTGCAAAGCGCAAATAACTACGCGACAGCGTCAAACCATCTCATCCTACACGCCGGTAACTACACCTCCTACTCCCCTTCTTTAACCGGCAGCGGCGCGAGCGGCACATGGGGAATCAACATCACTGGCAACGCTAGCACGGTCAGCAGCTTAAACGGAGCTATTACAATATTGAGCGGCGGCGGTGGCGCGACATTTGGCGCTAACCACTACAGCATGGGCAAGGACATTGCGAATGGCTCATGGAGCCACCCGCACTACTCCGATCTGATTATTGGCTATCACACCGGCATCCGTCTTGGCGCGGCGTATAGCGGCATTCGTTTCTACGCCAATTCGCCAACTACCGATGCCAACAACGACGGCAACGGCGATCAGGGCGAAGCATTACTGATGACTGTTGGCGGATATGCTCTTGGCGGCAGCGTCAATATCGTCAACGACTGCTATGCGTACGGATATCGAGGTCACTCGAACGTAGCCGGAACTGGTCAAGCGAGTTATCACCCTGCTGGTATCTACAGCGTGGGAACGAACTGGCTGTACGGCACTATCAATATGAACGGCAATTCAATCCAAGATTGCAGCCGTATGAATGGGCCGTGGACTTCATCTGCTCGCTGTTACTCGAACGAGTGGATCGAATTGCCGAACCATACCGGACTTTTCTCTTCTCTAAATGGCGCGCACTTTTACCCGAACAACACAGAGTACGGGTCTTGGCGCATTGCTGGATCGAGAGCGGGGTGGCACGGAATCTATTTCGATTCCGGGGCGAACCTGATGATGAACTCAAATGAGGTCGGGTTTCATCGTGCTGGATATGGTTGGCAGATGTGGTGGTCTGCTGGAACCGGGTATGTACACAAAGGCAATCCCGGCGGCGGCACACAAGCAACCATTCTCGACAGCTCCAACTACACCTCGTACTCCCCCTCGCTTACCGGCTCCGGAGCGAGCGGTAGCTGGAGCATCACGGCAGCCCGCGCCACGCGCGCAAACGGCAACTTCTACATCGACGACAACTACGGCTGCGGCATTGTTGGCGCTTACGCCTCGACTCGCTATCAAGGCGTGTTTGCTATGGGTGACAGCTACAAGCTGCCGGCAGACGGAACGAGCGCCGGAAATCTCTACGGAATAGCCTGGTCTTACCCGTCTGCTGGCGGCGTCGCTGGCAACCTTGACAGTCACGGTATGTTGGTGCTGATCAACGGCGGCTTCGGATCGTGTATGTCCTACTCGATCAAAGCGTCCGGCAACGTGACTGCCTACTCGGACGAGCGACTCAAGACCAACTGGCGCCCTATGCCTGAAAGCTTCGTTGAGAGGCTGGCTGCGGTGAGGGTTGGTATTTATGACCGCACGGACGGCGAGCAGATCACACAGGTCGGAGTTTCCGCGCAGTCACTGCAAGCTGTTCTGCCCGAAGCGATCACAACAGCCGCCGATGAAATGGGCACCCTGTCTGTCTCGTACGGTAACGCCGCTATGGCGTCTGCCGTTGAGCTCGCGAAGGAGCTCGTCGCGCTAAAGCATAAGGTCACCGAGCTCGAGGCTCGGATTCACTAGGAGCATTCTAAATGGCTATCGAATACACGCTAAAGATCAACGCGGTCCGCGTTCACAACGTCGGCGAATTGCAAAACGTAGTGAAGGAGGTCGACGTCACGCTCAAGGGCACCGACAGCGGGTGCAGCTTCGAGCTTCCGATCTCGGTCAACGTCGGCGATCCGGCTCCCGAGAATTTCGTCGACTTCTCGCAGCTCACTCCCGCAGAGGTCGAGGCCTGGGTGTGGTCGCAGGAAGATCAGCTCGCACCGTACCAGGCGCACATCGCCTACGTCGTCGCGAAGGAGGTCGAGAAGGCCGCGCTCGAGCAGAAGCCTCTTCCCTGGGCTCCGGCTCCAGAAGCTCCCGCAGCACCGGCTGACGTCGCGGCCTAATGCCTCTCGTTTCCTCCGGCGAGATCTCGATCGGCGGATCGACAACCGATCGCTCGATTAACCTCGAGCTCGGGCGGTCCGCGACCGCGACGAGCAGTCTCGACGAGTCGGCGCTGCGAACGCTGGCCGGAGTCTCGAGCGGCGCGATCTCGCTCTCGAGCTTTTACGGTAAGGCGAACGCGAGCGTCGCGATTAGCAACCAGTCGGCGATAAACAACTCGAAGGCAGGCATCGGCGGCACGGCGACTGCCACATATCGGCTCGCCAGTACCGGCGCAGCGTCCCGCACGAACGTCGGCGGGACTCTTGTCTCGATCAGCGGCGAGTGGCTGACGAGCGGGGCCGCGTCGCTGTTCGATGTGTATGCGACCTGGTCGGGCTCCGGCGGAACGGTGGGCGGGACGACGGGTTCGTGGCTCAACCTTGCGACGACTCGCGAGTGGACGTTATCCGCGACCAATAACTACCAGACGCGAAACCTAGCGATCGAAATCCGCCTCGCCTCGAGCGGGGCGGTACTCGACACGGCGACCATCGAATTTTCAGTAGACAGCGCACCGTAGTTTGGAAGAAGTAGGAGACAACGTGAACAACGTCTTGAAGTTTGAACTCACCGCCGAAGAGGCGAACGTCGTCCTGGCATCGCTCGCGAAGCAACCCTTCGAGGTCGTCGCCGGACTCATCGACAAGCTGCAACGCCAGGCGCAACCGCAGCTCGCACCGAAGGCAGAAGGAGCTGATCCGGCTCCTTGATGAAACAGGCCGCGTCCGACTTCGAGACCGGCTCGGAGGTTAGATGAGCGGCCTATACGTCCAGAGCGACTACTGGCTTTTCGGCTATGCCGTCGGCGATACGCTGTACGGCACCGCCGCAGGGTCAGCGACCGTCACCGGCGCGCTCGTTCCGAAGATCTCCTCGCCTGGCGCGAGTGTTGGCTCGGCAACGGTCACGGGTGACATCGACGCGATCGGCCGTCCGATTGCAAGCTCCGCGGGTTCGTCGACGACGTCGGCAACCTCTCGGGCAATCGCCTCGGCGACCGGCTCCGCAGCCGGGACCGGGGCGGTCTCTGGCGCGATCATTGCGGCGGGCGCCGGGAGCGGCATCTCCTCGGGATCTGCAACGGTCGCGGGCGCGGTCATTGCGTCGGGGCCGATCTCCGCCTCCTCGAGCTCGAGCTCGACGGCAACCGCCGACGGCTCCGGGCGTATCGAAGGCGAGGGCGCTGCTGCGGGGACGGCTACGGCCGCGGCCGATGTCCAGGCGCGCACCGGACTCGACGCCTCGAGCTCGGGCAGCGCGTCCGTCTCGGGCGATGCGTTCGCAACCGGCCAGGCATCCGGCCAGGCCGAGGGCTCGGCGACTGCAACCGCCTCGGGGACCGCGAGGTTCTCGAGCCGCGGCGAAACGTCCGGCACCTCGACGGTCGACGGCTCAATCCAGGGCGTCTTCCCGGCTAATGGGGCGGCGCAGGGGGCGAGCACGATCGCGGGGGATGTCCTCGCCTACGGTCTGGCAGATGCCGCCTCTGCGGGCTCTGCGGCGGCGAGCGGCGACATCCTGGCGACCGCTACGGCCGAGGGTGCTTCGAGCTCCTCGAGCTCGGTGTCCGGCGACATCCTGGCAACCGCCCAGGGCTCCGGCTCCGCCGAAGGCCTGGCGACGGTCGAGGGCTCCGGGCAGCGGAAGATCTCCGCACCTGGCGCGGCGATCGGCTCCTCGAGCTCGAGCGCGGTCATCCTGGCATTCGCTCCGGCGGATGGCTCGATTGCAGGCGACGCAACAGTCAGCGCCGAGGCGCGCGCCTTCGCGATGGGCTCCGGCTCGATCGCGGGCGACGCTACGGTCGAGGCCTCGATCGACGGGCGCTCAATCGTCCAGGGCGCGATCTCGGGCGAGAGCACCGTCGAGGATGTTCCGGCCTACGGGCGCGGCGCGGTCGACGGCAACGAGAGCGGCACCTCGAGCGCGAGCGCTTCGATCCTGGCCTACGGTCGCCAGGTCGGCGACGCGGCGGGCTCGGCGAGCTCTATCGTCACGATCTACGGGCGCGGCCCGATCCTGGGCCTGGTCTTCGGCACCGCCGAGATCAGCGCACAGGCGCGAGGGCGCGGCTCCGTCGACGGCGATGCGGAGGGCGATGCGACCGTCAGCGGACGGCTACGGAATCGCACCTTCACGCCGGACTCTCGAGAGCTGAAGGTTCCGTTCCAGGATCGCCGCGAAATTATTCCGCAGCGCTCGACGCTCAAGGTCGGCGCTGACAGTTCGATCGAGGTCGAAGCGGAAGGCCGCACGATCAAGGTCTCACGCAATAACAGGAGAATCGCTGCATGACGATCATCGCGGCATTCACGAAAGATCCAAACTCGACGATCGACTTCGAGGTCGACTGGAATCCCTGGCTGAACGGGGACGCGGTCACGACCTCGGCCTGGGAAGTTCCCGCAGCGCTCTCGATCGTCTCGGAAGGTGTGACGGCGAACGTGACGCGCGCCTTCCTCTCCGGCGGAGCGGCCGGAGCTGACTACCTCATCACGAATCGCGTCACGACGCCGGGCGGACGCATCGAGGACCGCTCGGTCCTGGTACAGGTGCGACAGCTATGAACCACACCCTGATCACGGCTCCGACGGGCGAGCCGGTAACGGTCGAAGAGGCGCGCTCGCATTGCCGCATTGACGGCAACCAGGACGACGAGATGCTTTTCGCGCTCACGAAGGCCGCGCGCGAGTACGCCGAGGCCTACACCGGGCGCTCGTTCGTCAGCACGACCTGGGAGCTGCGGGTCGATCAGTTCCCGCTCTACTTCGAGCTCCCGAAGGGGCCGCTCGTGAGCGTGACCTCGATCATCTACATCGACGTCCAGGGCAACACGCAGACGCTCGCAGCGAACACCTACCAGGTCGTCAACGACGCAGGCCCGTTCGCGCAACCTGGGAAGATCTTCCAGGCCTATAACCAGACCTGGCCGAGCTCTCGAGGTCACATCAACGACGTCCGCATCCGCTACGTCGCGGGCTACGGTGCGCCGACGGATGTGCCGCCAGCGATCAAGGCGGCGATCAAGCTGATGATCGCGCACCTTTACGAGAACCGCGAAGCGACGCTCACCGGGACGATCGTCACCGAGTTTCCGCTCGGGTTCACCGCGCTCCTGTCACCCTTCAAGGTGTTCTGATGCAGGCGGGGCGTCTTCGACATCGTGTCACCGTCCAACGGGCGACCGACGCCATCGACCAGTACGGAGACCAGACGCCGACCTGGACAGCGCTCGGCACGGTCTGGGCGTCCGTCGAACCGCTCAACGGCCGCGAGTATTTCGCCGCCGCGCAGATGCAAAGCGAGATCTCGACGCGCATCGTCATCCGTCCGATCTCGGGCGTGACGCTCACGCCGAAGGATCGCGTCAAGTTCGGCTCGCGTTACTTCGACATCCAGTCGGTGATCAACCGCGACGAGCGCAACCGCGAGCTCCAGCTCCTTTGCGTCGAGAGGTTCGTCTAGTGCCGATCGTCACCGACATCAAGGTCGAGGGACTAAAGGAGCTCGAGGCGCGACTGCTCGAGCTCGATGCTATAGCGGCGAAGCGTCTCCTCACTCGGGCAAGTCGTCGCTCGCTGATCAAGCTTGAGCGCCAGGCGACCTCGAACGCGGAGAGCTTCGCTCGATCGGGAGCTCTCGCAGAGTCGGTGCGGATTGTCACGGTGCGACCGAAGGGCAGCGAGACCGTCGCCGTCCAGGTCGGGCCGAAGAAGAAGGACCGACGCGCTGTCGCGCTGCAAAACGTCTACTACAACCGCAAGCGGAAGGGGATCTTCTACGGTCACCTCGTCGAGTTTGGTCACCGCGTCCGCGGTCCGAGCGGACGTCGCGTGAACGCGAGACCGTGGTTCGGTCCTGCTTGGGACGCAACGCGCAGCGGAATCCTTCCAGAGTTTCAGCGCATCTTGCGCCAGGGCATCACCCGCATCGAGAAGAGACTGCGCGAGCGCGCAGCCGACACAGAGGGGCTCGTCGATCCGTGAGCATCGAGAACGCAATCATCGCGAAAGTCTCCGCGCTGAACACCGGCGCCGGGTCTCGGGTTTACCGCGAGATCATCGTCCAGGAGCCGACGCTCCCGGCGGTCGCCGTGAGTCGCACGAGCGGACAAGGCATGGCTCGCACCCTGGGAAACAACCCGCTCCTCTTTCGTGCGGTGCTCCGCATCGAGACGGTCGGAGAGACGATGTCCCAGGTCGCGCCGGTCGTCGAGGCGATTCGCGGCGGACTCGACGGATGGTCGGGAACGCAGAGCGGAGTGACGGTCCTCATGTCGCGGCTCTCGCAACAGCAGGAGCAGGCCGACGCAATGGGCGATCGCACGATGCGAGTCGTTCAACAAGATTTCGAGTTCGTTTATCGGTGATGGGTTAGAGCTTCCATGTTCCTCGGCGCCTTCGGGCGCCTTTTTTTTCTTTCAACAACGACCGCCTCGGCGGTCTTTTTTTTGGAGTGATCACAATGGCTGCAAGTATTTCGACCGGCACCCTCTTTAAGGTCGGCAACGCCGCCTCCCCGGAGGTGTTCTCAACCCTGGCCCAGGTGCAGGAGATCAAGTGGAGCGGCTACAACCGCAAGACCGTCGACGTCTACACGATGGACTCGAGCTACCCGACGCGCATGATCGGCTCGCACGATCCGATGAACGTCGAGCTCAAGCTGCTCTTCGACGGCAGCATCGCTGCTCACGAAGCAATGCGGACGAAGCTCGTCGCGGGCACCTCGGGCAACTACCAGATCATCCTCTCGGATTCTGGCGCCTTCCAGGTGCAGTTCCCCGGCCTGGTGACGAAGTTCGACCTGGACGCCTTCACGGCTGAAGGTGCCGAAGTCGTCGCCAACGTGACGATCGAGATCACCGCGCTCCCGACGGTGACCCCGTAATGAGTCGCGAGCTGCTCAAGGCAACGATCAGCAGCACGTTCTCGAAGGCCTCCGTCCGTGAGCTCGAGGTGCAGGGCGTCAAGCTCTACATCCGCGGGCTCTCGGGCGGGGAGCGCGTGACCTTGCAGCAATGGGCGTCGGAGGCCTCCAAAGGGGGCGAGCCGCTCGCAGACTACAAGGTCGTCTCGCTCGGTCTCTGCGATGCCGAGGGCGTTCGTCTATTCGACGATCCGCTCGAGGTCGCCAAGCTCGACGGCGCGGTCCTCTCGCAACTGTCGAAGGCGATCCTCGAGGCGTCGCTCCTTACCGACAACGCGGTCGGAGACGCTGAAAAAAAATAGCGGGCGAGCCGGAACTCCAGATGTGGTTCCGCCTCGCAGCGCAACTCGGCGCAACGGTGGGTGAGCTCCAGGAGCGAATGAGCTCCGCGGAGTTCACCTACTGGATCGCGTTCTACGGGCTCGAGCCTTTCGGTTACGACGTCGAGATGTGGCGCATGGGAATGCTCGCATCGACGACGGCGAACGCCGCAGGGCCAAAGAAGGGCGGAAAGGCCTGGAACCCGGACGACTTCATCCCGAAGAAAGACACGACTCCCAAGTCGCAATCGGTCGCCGAACAGCGAGCGATTCTGCAAGCAATGGTGAAGCATGGCTGATATAGGCACCCTAGTCGTCAAAATGGCGGCGGACTCCGCGCAAATGCGCTCGGAGCTCGAGCGAGTCAAGAAGGACGTCAAAGGGACGGACAGCGTCCTCTCCCAACTGACGAGCAACTTCAAGCTCCTCGGTGGCGTCGCGGCGGGCATTTCGTTCGGCGCGCTGATCAACCAGGCGCTCCAGGCCGCGAGCGCTCTGAACGATACCGCGATCAAGACCGGGATCTCGATCGACGCGCTACAGCGGCTTCAGTTTGCAGCCGGGCTCTCTGGCGGCTCGCTCGAGAATGTCTCCGGCGCCGTCGGCCGTATGCAGAAGGCGCTGATCACCGCAGGCGAGGGCTCCAAAGAAGCAACCGAGGCGCTTAATCGTCTCGGCCTCTCCGCGAATCAGATCCTCGCGCTGTCGCCAGATAAGCAGTTCGAGGCCATCGCTGTCGCCATTGCAGCGATCGAAGATCCGGCCGCTCGCACGACGGCCGCGATGGCATTGTTCGGGAAGTCGGGCGCCGAGCTCGTGCCGACGCTGGTCGCGATCGGGACGAACAGCGAAGAGATCAACGCGCAGCTCTCCGCGATCGGCGGGCCGGTCTCCGCAGAGGCGATCGCAAAAGTCGACACCCTGGGCGACCAGCTCGACATTCTGAAGACCGCCGGAAAGAACACCGCGATCGAGCTCGCAGCGCTCGCCTCGGTGGTCCTCGGTCCGGTGCTCCAGGCGACGAATGAATGGATCAGCTCGCTCCGCATCCTGGTCGGTGGAGGCGGCGAGCTCGAGAAGCTCGAGCGAAAGCTCGAGATCCTGCGCGAGTCGCGCGACTCGATGCTTCCGTTTTTCTTGAACCTGGGATACGTCGAGAACGGCAACGTGATCATGGGGCCGCGCGCGCTTCAGCAAGCGATCGCCGCGGTCGGCCGCGAGATCGACATCCTCAAGACGAGGTCGCAGTTCGAGCCGGTCATGGTCGACGTGCCGGTCGACATCCCGCAGCCTATGGTGCCGGATCTTTCAAAGAAGCCGGAGCTAACCGCCGCCGAGCGGCGCGAGAAAGCGTCAAACGAAGCGCGCGCTCGAGAGCTACAACAGGAGATGTCGCATATCCAAATGGTCGAGATGTTGCAGCAGCAGCACTACGACCATTTGTTGAATTTGGATATGTCGTCCGCCGCGCAGCGCATCCAGGTCGCAAGCGACCTCGAGATGTTCCGCATGGATGTCGCGCAGGCGTTCGGGCTACAGCTCCTCGACTTTGAGCAGATAAAAAATCAGTCGATCATCTCGCTCGCCGGTGAGCTCTTCACGACTCTCGCCGCACAGAATTCGACGCTTTTCAAAGTTCAGCAGGCTTTCGCAATCGCGAACGCTGTCATCAACACGGCAGAGGGCGTCACCAAAGCGCTCTCATTACCGTTTCCCGCTAACCTCGCCGCCGCCGCAAAGGTCGCGATCGCTGGTGCGATCCAGGTCGCAAAGATCAAAGCGACCAATCCTGGCGGCTCTGCAAGCGTCACGCAGGGCGGGCTCTCGGGCGGTACTGCAAGCACCGCAAACCGAACCGCTCCGGCTGGCAACGCGCAACAGGCGCAGGAGCCGCAGGCAAAGATCGCCCAGGTCGTCATCCAGGGAAGCGTCTTCTCGAGCCGCGAGACCGCCGACTGGCTGATCGGTCAGCTCTCCGAGGCGATCAATGACCGCGACGTCGTCTTCATCAACGGCAACAGCAGACAAGCCGGACTCATCGGGGGCACCTAATGACCGCAGTCGTCTACACCGCAAAGCGTTCCGTCATCGCCGGGCATAGCTCCGGCGATCAGTATTCGCTAGACCTCCGCGTCGTCGAGGCCGGTCTTACGATCGGGCGCAAGGTCGGCTCCGAGATTCAGCGGACGCTCTCCGATAAAACCGAGACGCTGTACTACTACGGAAAGACGACCTGGTCGGTGTCCGTCCTGGTCAAGGGCTCGAGCGAGCTCGCCGCGCTTCTTGAGTTCCTGCACTCATGCGAGGCCCAGGAGAGCGTCACGTTCTCCCCGTATGGGACGGTCGCGTCGCTTGGCACGACGTACACCGCGCGCCGGGTGCAGCCGACGTACACCCTCGAGCGCCTAGACGGGACCGGCAGCTCGCCGAGCGAGGATGCGATGCGCGTCACGTTTGACCTCGAGGAGGCCTGATGCGTACCGACGGCGAAGTCTTCAACGTACTCAATACGTCCTCGGTTAAAGAGCCGCGGTTCGTCGTCAAAATTGAGTACCCGGTCGACTCGATCTTCATCACCTCGCACAGCGGTATTGCCGACGTGCCTGGAACCGTCCTGCAAGGCGCGCTCCAGGAACCGTCCATCGTCTCGCAGCGATTGAACCCGATCGAGGGCCGCAGCGAGATCGGCTCCGCGTCGTTCTCCGTCGTCGACGTCGGCGCGGAGTTCACAACAGAGATCCGCGAACGACTCAACGATGACGTCGGTCTCCGTCAGCGCCAGGTGCGCTTCTACCTGGGCTACGCCGGGCTCTCGTTCAACGACTTCGTCATGGTCGGAACGCAACAGGTTACCCAGGCGGCCTACGACCGCGGGCGCTACTCGATCTCCTGCGCGGACGTTCAGCGCTCCGCAAAGAAGGACATCTTTTCGCTTGCCGAGACAAACCTCGCGCAGTCTTTGAGCGCGACGGACACGACCGTCTACGTCACGTCGACGAGCGGTTTCTCGACCGTCTATCACGGCTCGAGCTACTCGGACGCAGCGAACTCGACCGTCGGCTACATCAAGATCCGCGACGAGGTCATCCGCTACACCGGCAAGACTGCGACAACCTTTACCGGATGCACTCGTGGCGTCCTGGGAACGATCGCGAGCAAGTACGACGTCGACGCTGCAACACCCGCCGCGCGTCGCGAGAAGGTGACGGAGTACGTCTACCTCGAGCTCCCGGCCGTCAAGCTCGCCTACGCCATCCTCACCGGCACCCTCTACGGTGACAACGTCACCCTCCCGTCGACCTGGCACCTCGGGATCAGTTCGTCTTTGATCCGTCTCGCCGACTTCACCGGCATCGGCGCGGATGTATGGGACGGCGCAAACGGTGGCGTCATCATTCGATTTGAGGGGCTAAAGAAAACCGACGGCAAGAAGTTCCTCGAGGAGGAGATCTGTCGACTGCTCGGGATGTTCATGCCGGTTTACGCAGACGGCGCTCTCGGTCTCAAGCGAGCCGCGCGCGTTCTATCGGACGCGGGAACCGTCGCAACCCTCGACGAGTCGAACTCGATTCAGGTCGGCGAGCTCACGCACGACATGGAAGACGTCCACAATGTCTTCCGCATCTCCTGGAACTGGACCGGCTCCGACTACTCCCGCACGACCTCGCTGATCGACGGGACGTCCGTTTCTATTCACGGCCGTGCGGACCCTCTCGATCTCAAGTTCAAGGGACTCTACGGCGGACGGGCGACCGACTCGCTGCTCTTTCAGCTTGTCGATTCTCTGCGTGATCGCTACGCCTCACCGCCGGAGCGGATGTCCGTCACGGTCGTCCATTCGCTGAACAAGCTCGAGGTCGGTGACGTCGTCCGCGTGAAGTACGCGAGCGTCCGCGACTTCTCCGGGACCGGCTCGAGCATCGACCGCGCGTTCGAGATCCAGAATATCTCCGTCAACCATCGCACCGGCCAGGTGCAGCTCGAGCTCTTCGGCTCGACCTCTCCGGCCTCCGCGCTCTCGCCGACGACGGCGACGACCGCGCTCCCGGATGCCTTCTACACCGCAACCGGAACGGCGCTCTCGAGCGTCGCCACGATCACCGCGGGCGTCATGGCAACGGGCACCTATACGCTCGCAGGCGGCGCGGACATGACTGCCGCGGCCTCGATCTGGTACCACAACGGCGACCTCACGATCCCGCAGGGTTGCACAATCAATATCAGCGGCAACGTGCAGCTCCGCGTGAAGGGCTACCTGACGATCAACGGAACCATCAACGGCACCGGCGGCGGATTGCCAGGCGTCGCGGACGACACCAACCCGCAGACCTCAACGCTTGGGAATCCTGGCTGGGTCGGCAACTCGCGCGGCTGGGATGGCATCGACGCACACGCGGCCTACAAGTCAGGCAACCCGAAGCTCCTCACGCTCCCGGTTCCCGTCACGCAGGGGAAACACGCGAGCTTCCCGTACCTCCAGCTCCAAGTCTCGGGAAACGCTCTGACCGGAATCCCGACTGATCTGCGCGGTACAGGCGGCGGTCCTGGCGGGAGCATTGTCAGCGGCAACAGGGTCGACTTTCGCGCAGCCGGTGGAACCGGCGCAGCAGGAGGGGCTGGCTTTTGCACAGTCTCGCGCGGATTCTCTACCGGCGCGTCGGCGACGATTAACTTGTCCGGCAACTCGTCGGTCATGCCGCCGATGCACAACGCCAACCCGAACAAATACTATCCCGGCGCCGGTGGCGCGGGCGGTCCGGGTTCGATGCTTCTGCTCCTCGATGGCTCGGCCGTTTCTGCGCCGGATCTGACGAACCGATTCGTCGCAAACACCGGCGCGGTCCCGATCGCGCAGCCCTATCTCGGCTTCCTGACGTTCCTCGATAACGAGGGGCTCAAAAGATACGACGACAACTACGACCCGTGGGCGGGCTACGCGGACCCTGCCGTTATCTCCGAGCGATCTCTTGCGGGCTCGTGCCTTCGCATCCAATTCGTCCCGGCGCCGGAGACCGCAACGGCCGACCAGGACAGCAAGCCTCCTGCGATCAGCTCGCTCACCGCAAGCGCCCAGGACGGCTTCGCGCTGATCGCCTGGACGCTCCCGAACGATCCCGCCTCCTATGACTCGGTCGAGCTCTACGCCTCAACCGCAAACGATCGCGGAACCGCGACGAAGATCTTCGACGGTCGCGCGTCCGACTTTCAGCACGTCACGAACGACACCTCCGCCCGCTACTACTGGATCAGGACTCGCCGCGCTCGAGTTCGCTCGGACTGGTATCCGAACACGACCTCGAGCTCGGTGACGATCGCCGCGAAACCGCCGACCCTGGTCGGTTACCTCACGAACGAAGCGGTCACCGTACCGGCAGACTCCGCCGGGACTGTTAGCTCATTCGCGACTGCGGTCGGCGACTTTAAGGTCTTCGTCGGCACGACCGACGTCACGAGCTCCTGCACGTTCTCGATCCTGGGACAGACCAACGTCACCGCCTCAATCAATGCCTCGAGCGGCGCCTACTCGGTGACCGCGATGTCAGCGGACACCGGCTCGGTCGCATTTCGCGCGACTTACGCCGGGAGCTACTCGATCGACAAGGTGTTTTCTGTCACGAAAGCGCGCCAGGGCAACGCGGGAACGAACGGAACGAACGGAACGAACGGCACCAACGGCACCAACGGCACCAACGGCACCAACGTCGCCCAGGTCTACGCCTACAAGCGAGCCGCGTCGGCGCCTGGCGACAATCCCGGCGCCGTCACCTTCGACTTCACGGCTGGCACAATTACTACCGCAACGCTCGCGAACGGATGGTCAAAAACCATCCCAGGCGGCACCGATCCGTTATACGTCATCATCGCCTCTGCGGTTTCCTCAACCTCAACGGACACGATTGCCTCGAACGAATGGGGCGGGCCGGTGCTCCTGGCTCAAAACGGGGCAAACGGGGCAAACGGTACAAACGGGGCAAACGGTACAAACGGGGCAAACGGCGCAGACGGCCTCAACTCGGCGACGGTGTTTCTGTATCAGCGCACCTCGAGCAACTCGGCACCTAGTGTCGCGAGCGCGGGCTCTACGACTTACACATTTTCGACAGGTGCGGTCTCTGGTCAGCCTAGCGGATGGACGCGGGCAGTTCCTAGCACCGGCGGCTCATATTTGTGGTCTATCCAGGCGACCGCCGCAGCGACCTCGAGTACCGACTCGATCGCAAACACGGAATGGAGCTCTCCAGCGCTGATCGCGCAGGACGGCGCGCCCGGCACCAACGGCACGAACGGAACAAACGGCACCAACGGCGCGGACTCGGTCAACATTCAGATCTCGAAAAGCGCCTTTCAAATTCTCGCCTACGCAGACGGCTCTGTCCCCAGCTTCTCGGGCGCAGACGGTACGCTCAAGGTCTACCAGGGGTCGACAGACGTCACGGCCTCCGCGACCCTCTCGGCGACCGCGGGCTCGGGCGTCACCGGCACAATCAATACGGCGACAAACACTCCTGTCTCGGGACAGGCGAAGGGCTACTACCGCATCACGGCTCTCTCGGTCGACGTCGGCACACTTACGCTCTCGGCGGTCTACAACGGCGTCACCTACACCGCGGTCTTCACGGTCTCGAAGAATAAAATCGGCTACGAGATCGTCGCCACACTCCCGTCGACCAATTTGTTTGCCGGTCGGATGGTCTTCTTGACGACGAACTCGAAGCTCTACCGCTACACCGGCACCGCCTGGACGACGGCAGTTCCGACAGACGATCTCACCGGACAGATCATCTCGACGCAGATCAGCGACGAGGCGGTCACGACTGCGAAGATTTTTGCAGGCGCAGTCACTACCGACAAGATCTTCGCGGGAGCGGTCACCGCCGGAAAGATCTCTGTCACCGATCTCTCGAGCATCACCGCGAACATCGGCACGCTTACCGCAGGAACCATCCGAAACACGGCGGACAGCTTTCGCGTCGACGTCACCAACGGCCGCACGATTACGACGACCGGCTCCTACATGAAGGTCACCGGGGCTCCGTTCGGCAGCACCTCGCAATTCATCGAATGGTACGGGCCTTACTTCGCAAGCCTCTCGAGCTGCACCGAGGCGAACGCGGTCTATTACCTCAAGACCAACGGCTCCGCCTATTTCGGCGGAACGCTTTCGGCGGGAACGCTTACAAACCGCGGGGAGACGAGCGACCTCTCGGCGACCGCACAGATCACCGTCGGTCCGTTCGGCACCAACGGCGACCCGAAAGTCGTCACGGTCAGCTATGCGTACAGCGGGAACTGGACGCAAATGCAGGGCTCATCGACGGGTACTGACAGCGGCTCAATCTCGGCCACGGTCAAGCTCTACCGAAAGATCGGCAGCGGGGCAGAGACCGAGGTCGCAACTCTTAACGTCAGCGGGAGCTGGTCATACGAGACGGATTCGGAGCCGTATCCGAACAATCTCTACGCGCGAATCTGGACTCAAAACATGAGCGGCTCGGCGAGTTACACCGACAGCGACGCGAGCCTCTCGGATCGAACCTATCGCGCCGCGGTCACCGCGCGCTCCCTTGCTTTCGGTACTGGCAACAACAGCCAGAGGGTGTCCATTGTGAGTGTCGAGGAATAGTTCAATGTTTGATGCAGCAAAGCTCAAGGTCCCGCCGGGATCTCTCCTGGTCGATGTTTCCCTCGTGATCGTGCTCGTGTACTGGGGCGGTCAGATGACGGAGCGTCTGGAGAACATCTCGAAACGCATCGACGTCGTCGAGCAAGTAAAGATTCAGCCGGAGGCCGATCGGCGGATTGCCGTCATCGAGGCGCAGCTTGCGAACCAGACAGAGCGTCTGAAGTCGATCGAGGACAAGCTCGACCGAGCTCTCGTTCGTCGCTGATGCTTTTCCTATCCGCCGGACACCATCCGCGCGCACCTGGCGCGGCCTGGCGCGGCTTCGTTGAGCACACCGAAGCGCAGGCCTGGGTGACGGAGCTCTCTCGGCTTATGCCCGACGCGATCGTCGTCCCGCCTGGTGAGCTCGGCGCAAAGGTCCGATGGATCAATGCCAGGGCGACCTCGAGCGACCTCGCGATCGAGATCCACTTTAACGCGAGCCCGAAGAACGCAGGGCAGGGCAGCGAGACGCTTTATATGCCGGGCAGCTCGAGCGGGCTTTTGCTTGGGCGCGAGGTCCAGGCGGTGCTCGCGAAACACTTCGCGCCGGACCGAGGCCTTAAACCTGGGTTCTACCAGGCAGACAAGTCGAAGGGGCCGCTCTACTTCCTTCGCGCGACTCGATGCGCGTCGCTGATTCTCGAGCCGGAGTTCATCTATCACGCCGACCGCATCAGGACTCTTCGTCCGACGTGCTGCGTCGGTCTTTCCAACCTACTACGGAGATTCGCCAATGACCGAAGAGTCGCAGATCACGTCGCTTGACTGGCTCCGCGGGGCGATTCGCTCACGGACGGTCTGGATCAATGTCGCGCTCGCCGTCCTGGGAGGCCTCGAGCTCTCCGGCGCTCACCTGACGACGCTATTCGGCGCCCAGGTAGCCGCTGCGATTTTGCTCGTCGGGTCGATTGTGAACCTGGCGCTCCGAGCGATTACGACGACACCGCTCCCGCATCGGTGACCTAGTGACGACCGGCATCCCGAAGGAGTTCCAGCTCCTCGGTCATACGATCAAGGTCCGCGTCATTCCGCGCTCGAAATGGCGTCACGGCAAGGGCAACGTCGGAATCTGGATACCCGACAAGCTCCGCATCGACCTCCTAGCAGATCCGATCGAGACGCAGCTCCAGGCGACCTTCTGTCACGAGCTGTGTCACGCACTCCTGGACATGATGAACCACGATCTCTCTCACGACGAGGCGTTCGTCGACAACCTGGGCGCGCTCTTACAACAAGCGCTTACGACTTTCAAAACAGAATGACAACAGCAAAGAAGAACCTCGACTCGGTGGCTGTTCACGCAGCCTGGCTGAAAAACGGTCGCAACTTGCGACAGACGGCTCTCGCTCTCGGAGTGAACTCCGGCACGATCCGTCTGCACGTCGACAAAATCGAACAAGCGGAGCAACGTCCGCACACCCTCGAGGAGCAGCTTCGCGCCGCTCGAGCTCACATCAAAGATCTCGAGAGCAAGATGCTGAACGACGCGGTCGTTCGCGATGAGATCTTCAAGCTCTCGCGCGCATCGGTGGCTCCGCCTGCCTGGCTGACGAAACCGTCGCGGCCGGTGTCGGAGTTTGCAGGCGTCCCGACGCTGTTCGCGAGCGACTGGCACTTCGGCGAGGTCGTCCGTCCTGCCGAGATCGGAGGCGTGAACGAGTACAACGTCGAGATCGCCAAGGATCGAGCGCGCACCTTCATCACGGTCGCGATCGAGCTCCTGCGAAAGCACATCCAGGGCGGCAAGTATCCCGGCTGTGTGTTTATCCTGGGCGGCGATATGCTCTCGGGCGACATTCACGAGGAGCTATCCGAAACGAACGAAATGCCGACGATGCCAGCTCTGATCGAGCTCGTCGGTGTCCTGTCCTGGTGCGTTCGCACCCTAGCGGATGAGTTTGGCGCCGTCTTCATTCCCTGCGTCACCGGCAACCACGGCCGCACTAGTCGCAAGCCTCGAGCGAAGCGACGCAACCACACGAACTTCGACTGGCTTCTGTACCAGATGCTCGCAAAGGTGTTCGAGGCCGATCGCCGCGTGACGTTCCTGATCCCGGAAGGGCCGGACGCCTACTACAAGATCTTCGGGACGCGATACCTCCTCACGCACGGCGATCAGTTTCGAGGCGGCGACGGAATGATCGGCGCGCTCGGTCCGATCGCTCGAGGCGACAAAAAGAAACGCGCGCGCAACGTCCAGACCGACAAGAGCTTCGACGTCATGCTCCTCGGGCATTGGCACCAGTACATTCACATGAATCGCTTCATCGTAAACGGGACGCTCAAGGGCTACGACGAGTACGCCGACGCGAACAACTTCGACGTCGAACCGGCGCAGCAGGCGCTCTGGATCACGCACCCGCAACACGGCATTACGTTCCGAATGCCGGTCTATGTGCAACGCGGCACGACCACATCGAAGACCGAATGGATCACCATCCCGAGGGCGGCATGAAGGACGCGATCAACCCGAGCCACTACCAGGGCGAGATCGAGTGTATCGACGCGCTGCGCGCGGCTCTGACGCCGGAGGAGTTCCAGGGCTACGTCAAGGGCTCCGCGATGGCTTACCTCTGGCGCCTGGGAAAGAAGGACGCGCCGAAGCAGGAGGCCGGGAAGGCGATCTGGTACATCACCTGGCTCACCGGCCGCGACCCGCGCGAATGATCCCGCCCTGGCTCCTGCGATACCTCCCGCACCTGGTCGCCGTCCTGGCTTCCCTGGCGCTCCTGGTCGGGGCTTACCGATGGGCCTACGGGAACGGCGTCGAGGCGGAGCGGGCTCGATGGGAGGCCGCGACGGCGGAGGCGGGCGAACGATTCGCCGAGGCACTCGCCGAGCAGCAGCTCGTCCTGACCAGCCTCGAGCGTGATCTGGTAGCGATACGTCGCTCCGCAAATAGGAAACGCGAGGATCTATCCAATGCCACGACGACCGACCCGGAGAGCCGCGATTGGGCTCTCGATCCTATCCCTGACCGGGTGCGCTGGTCGCTCGGTGATCGTCGAGACGTGCCCCCCGATCCCTGACTACCTGACGGCAGAGTGTGTCGTCCCGGAGCGATCGCTCCAGACAAACGGAGACCTCGCCAGGGCTTACCTCGACGCGACCGAATGCCTCAACGAGGCAAACATCAAGCTCCGCTCTGTGCGCTCCCTGGCGAGCTGTCGGCTAGGCCGCGAGCAGCTTTGAAAATAAGGGCGGACCGCCTCGAACAAGTGGTACCATTTCATAATAAGGAAGCGAGCCCCCGCTACCATTCTGTGAAACACCCGCCGCTCGCATGAGCGGCGCGGTATTCACAGCGACAGCAGCGACTAGGACTCCAGCCTCGGGACGGCACACAACGTCCCCGAGAAGCTCGTGAACCGCAGCTCGAGCTCGAGCCGCCGGTCCCTGCAAAGCCTCCCGCATATTCGCGACCGCCTGCCGATAGGCCTCCTCGGCGACCGCCTGGTCGACGTTCGACCTCGAGTTCGCCTTCCGCCAGGACTTCGCCAGCAGGGCTCGACGGCGCTCCAGGAGCGCGGCTACCGAGGGCGCGATGTCCTCCCGGTCGAGTATCCCTTGGGATACTTGCGCCTCGAGCTTCGCGATCCGGCGATCAAGCTCCTCGAGCTCTGCCGGGCGCGTCGACTCCGTGCGTTCATCCCGCCGCCATTGGCGGATCATTGCGACCGCCAGCTCGACCGCGTCGCTCGAGAGGAGCTGTTTTGTAATCGGCTCGAGCAGCTTCTCCTCGGCAACGTCCCGCCTGGCGCCGATCGCCATCGAGCAGGCCGAGTCGCCTCCCTGGTGCCGGGTGCCGCAGTAGTACCAGGAACCGTTCGCGCCGGTCGCGACCAACTTCCCGCCACATTCCCCGCAAACCAGAATCCCCGAAAGGATGTACTTCGGACCGCGACCTTTCGTTCCATTGTGGAACTTTCTCGGCGTCGCCAGGGCGCGAACCTTCTCCCAGGTCTCGAGCTGAACGATCGCCGGACCTTCGGTCACGATCCATTCCGACTCCGGTCGCTCGACGCGCTGACGCTTGCCGGTGTCTGGGTCTCGCTTCCAGATCGAGCGATTCCACACAACCCGGCCGATGTAGCGATCGTTCCCGAGCATCGAGTGAATCGCCGAGACGAGCCACATCCCGTCCGATCGGCGAGCCTTTCGCTCCCAGCTCGAGCCAGGTGACGGCACTCCGCGTCGATTCAGATCGCAGACGATCGCCTTCATCGCCTCACCTCGAGCTGCGCGCTCAAACACCTCGCGCACGATCGCGGCCTCCGCCTCGATGATCTCTCCCGCCTTCGAGTACCCGTAACACTTCCCGCCCGTCGCCTTTCCCTGGCGCGCTCTCATATCGAGCGCCGAGTGAGTTCTCGAGGCGATCTGCGCGCGAAACTCTTCGGACATGATCCCGGAAAGACCCGCCTGCATCCTGGCGGTGCGACTGTCAGAGTCGAACCCGTCCAGGACGCCGACGACGCGGATGCCTCGATGCCGCAGCCTAGTGAGCAACGGCGCAAGATCCTGGGAACGCGAAAGGCGCGTAGTGTCGACGACCAGGAGAACATCCCCGCGCTCGAGCTCGGCGAGCGCCTTCTGAACGCCTGGTCGATTCCCTATCGCAGCGCCGGAGATACCCTCGTCGGTGTACTCGGCGGCGATCTTTAATCCGTGATTTTTCGCGTAGTCGCGGCATCGACGAAGCTGATCGAGGATCGTCGATTCAGTCTGATGTTCGGTCGAATATCGGGCGTAAATAATGGCGCGCATGGCGTCACCTTATGATGACAGGCGGCTCTCGATCAACTTCTGCCCATCCTGGGGCGCTGGCGGCGCGTCCCGGAGCTCCTGGTAGGCAGCTCGAGCAAGCAGCTCGACAAGCTCTCGGAGGGCCGGATTCATGCCGCGCGCTCTACGATCTCAACATAGGCGTCGAGCTTGTCTTCAGCGATCCCAAGCTGTAAAGAGAGCAGCTTTCGCTGTAGATCTGCGGCGATCCTTTGCGCTTTCTCGCGCTCTTCAACAAGACGACATACGCGAAGCGCGAGCGCCTGCGATAATTCGCTCGCGTCTGGAATAACTACGACATGACCGACAATCTCAAGGTCAGACATTTGTGCGTAGAATGAGCTCTCTGTTGATGTCATGGCTCCTGCACCCATCGCGCGTCGCTCTTCCGCATCTCTCTGAATCTCCGTCTCAAGCGCGCTGATCCGCGCGACATACCAAATCAGCCGCTCGCGCATTTCGCGAATTTCTCTCTGGTATTCGCTGACGGTGTGAGATGTCCGATCCCACTCTTTGTCCCACTCGTCGAATTCGATGGTCATTTGCAACCTCTCCGGCTTGCACGACGGGGCCGGACTCCGTTGGCGGTGTGACGCGCGCATCGTCGATGACTACATGACGAGCTCGAATCCAGGGAGCACCGGCTGTGCGACGCGATACCGCGCGAACTTCTTACCGTTCCTGGTCTCGGTGACGGTCTCGATGTCGAGGCCTTCGGCGCGAAGATCGGCGACTCGAGCGGCGAGCCGGAAGCATCCGAACCTCTCGAGCGCGTCGATCGGTGTCAGCTCGAGCCCGGAGAGCAGAGCGGAGCGGATCTGATCAGTCTGGGAGCGGCTCACGACATCACCTCCCGACGACGATCGAGCTCGCGGCGGCGCGCATTCACCTCGGCGAGTGTCGTCTCGATGAGCGCGTCGAACTTGCCGAGCGCGTAGGCGGTGCGAATGACCTCACAGACAAGCTGACGGGAGCTCGCCTGGTCGGCCATCTTGACGAGGTTCTCGAGGGCGGCGTTCATGCTGCGACCTCCTGCGGCTCGACGACGATCGCCTCGAGCTCCGCCTTCCGGGAATCCTTCGCAAAGTTCAGCGACTCCTCGAGCTCGCGATCCTTCGATTTCCTAGCGAGCACGACGGCATCGCGGAATCGAGTCTTCAGCGTCTCCATGTCTGGTGCTTCGCGTACCAGGTGAACCGGATCGGCGAGCTGCGGCTCCTGGGCGACGACTGTCGCGCTCGAGCTCGAGATCGTCATGTCCTGGACCTCCTCGGAGGTGTAGACGCCAACCGCGACCCCAGGGAACACGGCGCGAACGCCTTCGGAGATCACTCGAGCGCGAAGCATCTGTCGCGGGTACTGGCGCCAGGTTGCGTTTTTCGTGAGCCCGGCGCGTTCGGCCATCTGGAACGTCCAGCGAATCTCGACCGTCCCGCCTTGCGGGTGCGACACCTTGGCGGCGACCGCCTGGTCGGTGTATTCGATCCACTCGATCTTCCCGCCGTTCGCTTGAAACCTAGCGAGCAGCGCGTCGCTTTTCAGCGAAGGCCGACCCTGGATGATGTGATAGTCCCGCGCGGCGATCGCCGGGTGCAGGCCTTCCGCCTGGGCAATCAGCATCAGAGACATCGCCTGGTCGGGTGTACGGACTCCGAAGAGCCCGGACTTTGCGACCGCCGTCGCCATCTTCTCGATGTCCGTCACGCTGACGGATTGAATCGCTGTCGTCATGCTGCCTTCTCCCTTAATTGGCGCTCGAGGTCGTCGACCTCGGCAAGAAACTGTCGAACCTCCAGGTCCAGGTTCGCGATGAAAACGTCGTCGCGCTCGACGCGCTGAACGTAGAGCTGGAGCTCTTTCGGCAGGCGGTCATCGAATGAGACGAAGTCGCACCAGGCACGGCCGGTGATCCAGAGCTGACCTTGCACCTGGGCGATGTGGTCGTCCGGCATTCCGTTTAACCACGTCTCGACGTGAACGGTGCTCGAGGGGCATTTGATCTCGATGAGACCATCGGCACCGACGAGACCGTCGGGCGATGCACCAGTCATCAACGACGGATGACGCAAGAACCCTGTCTCGAGCACCTCGATTCGTTTCTTAAATTCGTACTCGATACGCGCTGCGGGCTCGAGGTCCACACCGCGCTGCATCGCCGCGGTGGTGAAATGCGGAGTCGGCTGTCCGCTCAAGCGCTCGGTCACGAGCTCGATTGCGTAGTCGATGCGAGCCTGGGCGGGCTTGCCGCTCTTCAGCTTCGAGACAACCGCGCGAAATTTCGACGCCGTCGCGCAGCCGAGACGAGCCGCGAACCATTCCGCCGATCGCTGCTCCATCATGCGGCCTCCTTCGGCACTCGATGGATAAGCTGCCTTCCGCCGTGTAACGTCGAGAGCGAGAGGCCCGATGCGCTCAATGCGCGAATGAGCTCGCCGAGCGGAATGTCCGTGTCGAGCTCCATGCGGGCAACAGGCCGCGGAGCGTCTCGCGTGTCGCGTGGCTCGATGTACTCGACCGAGCTCACAGCGGCACCTGCCATTGACGGCCGCGGCGCTGCGAGCGGACGTTCGGGCCAGGCAGAAGCTCTCGGCGGCGACGGTTACGTCGGCGCGTCTCGATCAGATTGAGGAGATACTCGACGATCCCGCTAAACACGGCGAAGACGCCGAAAGCGACCAAAACGGCCGAAAACGCGATGATCCCGTCGATTGCTGTGTCCATGTAACCTCCCAAGTCAGGGGCCGCGAACTGCGGCTTCCTGGGGAGTATTACCGGGTGGTACTTATTAAGTCAACAACAGACGGTAATGGTTGACTAAAAGGTTATTGCGGGATAACGGCTACCAGGCCAGGCGGACCTAGATCCGCTCGGAATTCTTATAGACGACGCGCCCGATGATCTCGACGCCTTCGCCGCATCGCTTGTCACCGTAGCGGCGCTTGTCTGGGTTATCGGAAGAGAGAAACCATTCGCCGGAATCTCGGCGGAGGCGCTTGATTACAAGTTCGCCTTCATAGTTCACGGCGAAGACCTCGCCATCGACGATGGCGGTGTCGCCTTTGTTAATTACGATCGTGTCGCCGTCATACAGGCCTGGCTCCATCGAGCGGCCCTCGACTTTTACGGCGACAAGATGATCGGGCCGAAAGCCTCGCGACTCAAACCATTCCCTGCGGAAAAACAGGGGCGGGGCTTCGTCCTGGTGGCATTCGACAGCCCAGCCAATGACGCCCGCGGCCAGTTTTATTTTTACTCTTCTCACTGCGACGAACCCCTCTGGAGCTTCTTCCGCAATATCTCGAGAGGAGTCGGCGCGATCGAGCCATCCTTTAGGTAGTCCAACCGCCGCCTCGATCTGCCGGGCGAGCTTTTCTCCGAACCCCTTCTTCGATGTAAGCGTACCGGAAAGCTGACTCTGGCTCTTTCCGACTATCTGCCCAAAACGCGAAGTATTTCCGCCGTATTCGTCGCTGATAAGGCGCCGAAGGCGTTCTCGTCTAATTTCCTGGATGTCCACGGTTTGCATTGTCTCATCATTCTTCACCTATAGGTGAATTACCGTGTGGTATTGAACAATAGTTCCATTTTGGTAATACTTCTGCCGCCATGACACTCAAAGAGTTTCTACAAACCATGACCCTCCGGCAGCGCGACCGTTTCGCAGAGCGCGTCGGAACGACGGGAGGCCATCTGCGGAATGTGAGCTACGGCTACAAAAAGGCCGCGGAATCGCTGGCGATCAACATCGAGCGGGAGAGCAACGGGATCGTCACGGTCGAAGAACTCCGACCGGATGTCGACTGGCGCGTGATCCGCGACTCGAGAGTTAGGCGCCGCGTGAACCAGGTCGGGGAGGCGGCGTGAACTTCTACAAGCACTACATCGGCGACTTTCAACGTGACACCGGGCACCTCTCGCTGACCGAGCGCGGCGCATATAGGTCGCTCCTCGATCATCACTACGCGACCGAGCGTCCGCTCCCGCCGGACATGACGCAGCTCTGCCGCATCGTCGGCGCAGTCTCGAAGCTCGACCGAGACGCCGTGAAGCGCGTCCTCGAGGAATTCTGGGAGCAGGGCGAGGGTGGGTGGACTAACTCGAGAGCCCAGCGCGAAATCGCGAAGGCGGACGAGCAGCGAGAGACGAATCGACGGATCGCGGAGCAACGAGAAGCGCGACGAAGAGCGGACCGACAGGCCAACGAGCCGAGCACGACTCGTGCTACGAATCGTTCAACGAACGATCAACCTATCCAGACACCAGACTCCAGACTCCAGACTATATCTCCAACGACATCTAACTCCTCATGCGTAATCTCTTCGCTCGAGGTAGCCAAACTCGCGCGCGCGGAAGGCGACGAGCGCCGGGAATTTGAGGCGCTGAAGGCGATATACCCGCCACACGCGGGCCGCACGGACTGGATCAGCGCAGAGCACCACATCCGCAGGCACCTCGAGCTCGGCGCGTCCTGGGAGAATCTGCGCGAAGGCGTCGAGCGATACGCCGCTCACGTCCAGGCGACGAACCGGATGGTCTTGAACCCGGCAAGATTTTTCGGCGATCCCGATCGTCCCTGGTCGCAACCCTGGCCGATCCCGCCGACGAAGGCGAAACGCGCCCAGGACACGAACATCGCAGCAGCGCAGGCGTGGCTGGAGAAGGCAAGTGCAGCCGGGTGATCGCGCCGAAATGGCTCGCATCCTGGTCTCGCTTGCCGAAATGAAACCCGGCGGAAAGATCACGCCGGAGGCGCTCGAGCTCTGGTACGCAGCGATGAGTACCTGGTCGATCGAGGAGTTTCGCGCGGCAGCGCAACACCTGATGCTCCACGAGGAATACTTCCCGAACCCCTGGCATTTTCAGCAGCTCCGCAAAGCGCAGCGCATGACACCAGGCGAGGCGTGGGCCATCGCGCTACAGCACGTTCGCTCGGGCGCCTATCACGCCGGGCCCGCCGTTCCCGAAGTCGAGCGCGCCGTCCAGGCGCTCGGCGGATGGAAGATCATCGCCTGGTCGAGCGTCGATGCGCTCCCGTTCCTGGAGAAGCGGTTCGCTTCGCACTACGACCAACTGGCCGACGTCGCGGAGACGCGCCAGGAACTCCCGCAGCTCGCGCAGGACAACCCGGTCCGCGGACTGATCGAAGCGATCGGCAAGTGAGACTCGCGGATCTGATCACCGAAGCCTGGATGGCGCGACGCCTTGGGATGTCGCTCGATTGGGACTCCGGCGTCACAACCGCCGAGCAGCGCCGCGAAAAGATTCGCACCGCGATCCTCGAGCAGCAGCGCGCGCTCTCGATCGCAGGCAAGCGCAAAGGCAAACCCGCCGAAACCTGGCAGGCGCTATTCGAGCGTCTGTATCGCACACCGTTAAACCAACCGGAGACCTAGACGATGCCTCAATACGACAACACGAACAGCGGACTCCTCGCGAAAAACAAACGCAAGGAGAAGGACACGCACCCGGACTACTCCGGCTCGATCAACGTCGGCGGCGTCGAGTATTGGCTCTCGGGATGGCTGAAGACTGGCAAAGAGGGGACAAAGCTCGCAGGCGAGAAGTTCTTCTCGCTCTCCGTTCGACCGAAGGACGAGCAGCGCGCACCGGCTCCCGCACCAACTCCGCCGCCGCGCGATGAGTTCAACGACGACATCCCGTTTTGATATGGCGCCGCCGCTCGTCATGCACGTCGACGGCGAGCTCGTCGACAAGATCGTCGCAACGGAGGCGAAGCGAATGATCGCGATGCTCCGACAGGATCTTCGCGAAGGGAATCGCATCTTTCACAGCAACGCACAAGCGGATCGCGCAGAGATCAAGCGACACATCGAGGCCTTCGAGCTTGTGCGCCGTTACTACAGCTCGGAGAAGGCATGAACCTTAAACACCGAAAGACGCCGTTCTCGCGCGTGACGACGACCGTCGTTCCGATTTCGCGCGTTCGGATCGTTCAGCACCTCGATCGAGTGAACCGAACAAACAACGGCTGGCACGTCGAGTACCTCCCGGCCGGGAAGTCGCGGTGGTGGTGGAACTGGCGAACGTATCGACTCGAGAGGACCGAGGAGGCCGCGCGCCTTCTCGCTGACGTTCTCATCTCCGAGAGATCCGTGACGCTGACCGGCTACGAGAGCACGGAGGTCGAAGTATGACAACGAAGGAGATCGCGGCGCTCGCTCGATGGGTCGGCGCGCTCGAGGTCGACGGCGAGTTCACCTTCACGATCGAGCAGCTTGAGCGCTTTGCGCGACTGATCTCGACGCGACCAGGACGAGCGGCGGCATGAGCAAAACAGCAACGGCAATCGTCGCAGGGCTTTCGTCGGTCGTTATCGTCGGCGCGATCTTGGGCGTCGGTGTAGGGACGATCGCGGTCGTCGCGACCTGGATCGTGCGGGCGCTGACTTGACGCATGGCATTTACCGTCGACGTTCATCCGAGTGTGCTGGAGGAGTCGCAGACGTTAGCGTCGAGCGTGAACCTCGGGCGCCGCGGAGACGGAAGCGACGGAACACCCGAGCAGCAGCTCGTCGGGATTCTGGGTCAAAACACGATCAACTTCGCGATCGGTCGGAAGTTCATGCGACCGAGCAGCCAACACGACGGCGGAGTCGACTTCGAGCTTTTCGGCCTGACGTTCGACGTCAAGACAATGACGCGCGCGGTCGATCCGAAGCTCGAGTACGTCAACAACTTGAGCGCGAGCCAGGTCGCGTTCCAGGTCGACGCCTACCTTTTTCTCTCGTTCAACCGAACGACCAACCGGGTCACCGTCTGCGGCTGGCTACCGAAGGACGAGTTCCTCGCTCGAGCGCAGCTCTACCAGGCAGGGCAGACCAGGCATCGGAACGACGGGACATCGTTCGAGATGAAGACCGACACCTTCGAGATCCCGAACTCGGAGCTCTACAGCACGGCGAGCTCGTGGCCGGAGCTGTTCGTGCAGATTTCAACCTACGCGCAATTCCGGCAATTAACGCGCAGGACGGGAACGAGGTGATCCCCTTGGAGTTCACGCTACCTTTCCCGCCTTCGGTGAATCACTACTGGCGCAACTTCCGCGGGCGCATGGTGATCGGTGCTCGAGGTCGCGCGTATCGGAAGGCCGCGATCGAGGCTATCAGCGACCAGGGCGTCCCGGTCGAGCAGATCGGCGGACCGCTCAAGGTCGAGCTCCTGGCGTATCCGCCGGACCGACGTCGACGTGATCTCGACAACCTACAGAAGGCGCTCCTCGATGCCGTCGTCGCCGCAGGCGTGATCGAGGACGACAGCAATATCGACGACCTCCGCGTGATTCGCGGTCCGGTCTTCCCTGGCGGGAAGGTCGAGGTCGTCATTCGACCGTACACCTCGGAGACCACCTTCACGACACGCAGGGGATCGGAACCGTGAGCACCGCCGCAGCCGACGCATACGAGAGAAAACCCAGGAACGCGACCGACGTGACCGCCTTCGTCGATTGGCGAATGTATCAATGGGCGAGGTTTGCTCGAGATCGCCTGGGCGAGCTGGGCTATCCGCGCGAGTCGATCAGCACCAAGCTCCTGCGAGAGATTGTGCTCGGCATCAACTCACCAGGCGGCTACACGCCGGACCAGACATGGCCGCGAGACGTGGTCATCGTCGAGCGGTGCGTCACCGACCTATGCCGCGGACGTCATAACTGGGCGCAGCTTGTCGAGGTCACCTACCTCACGCCGAGGGACGAACCGAACGAAACTCGAGCACGGCGCCTGCGAATGAGCCCAGGTCAGTACCAGACGCTCCTGCGTCGCTTTCGGACGGCGATGTATGGCGCGCTCTGTGTCGCGGATACCTGGTCACAGAAAATCGCTTGATGTACACATTTGCATGACGAAACTATCGAAACCTCGACTGTGGTCGAGGGAAGCGCAGCGCGATCGTCTCTACGGTCGAAAGTGGAAAGCAGCCCGCCAGGCATACCTGGCAGCGCATCCGCTCTGTGTGTATTGCGCGAATCTCGAGAGAGTGACGGCGGCATCGGTCGTCGATCACATCACGCCACATCGAGGCGACGAGACGCTCTTCTGGGACGCGACGAATTGGCAACCGCTCTGCGAGCCGTGCCACAACGGCGCGAAGGCCGAGCTCGAGCAGACCGGAACGCTTCGGGGATGTGACACCTCGGGCTCGCCACTAGATCCCGGCCACCCCTGGAATTTTTCGCGATGAGGGAGGGGAGGGTCGAATCTCTACGGCTCGATGCTTGGACACCGAGCGCGTGCCTGTTTTGTGCTAATCGGCAAGGATTCC